TTCTCCGCCTTCGTAATCATCATTTAAATACATTACCATAGAATACCTAAGTCTTCTATCCCCCTCTTGCTGATCAAAGTGGGATCCCATAAAAGTTCCAGGCATGTATTTTTTAATTGCTGTATCTGTCATTAAAATTATCTCAGCATCATCACCGATTTTTGAAGCATAATCTTCACAGACATTTTTCATACCATCAAATATCTCATTGAAAATATAGTTGCAATCATCTATAACATCTTCGGATATATTTTTTTCTATATCTTCAGAAGACAAACACTTTATTCTTTTGTGTGATCCATAAATGTACATTTGTCCACTACATGCACCCCACTCTTCCCAGGGGGTGATGAAGCTTGAGTATTTATCAGATTCTGTTGATTCGATTAAATCAACAAGCTTTTTAGGCTCCTTTATAACATCAGTGTAGTAATACACCTTATCAAATAATTCTTCGCTTTTCATACTTCCTCCTACTTATAACTTTTGTAATAATTGTACCAGATATTGTTACTTAAATAAATCTTCTTTATCTGGGTAAACAAACTCTGGCTCCCAATTGGGATCTTGCTTAAACAAAACATCTTCTCCAGTTGGATCTATCCAAAACATCGGAAGCATGTATTTCCATCCTGATTTTACTTCATGCGCTGTATGACTAAATGGTGAGGGTGATGGGAATATAACTATGCTACCAGCTTCTGGTTTAATATAGAAGTCGTACAATCCCTCATTAGCAGGATGCATAAGGTCACCCTGCAAAGAAAGTTCTGTGGCAGTCAAAACTCCTTCTTTTATAGAAAAAGAAAGCTCTCCGCCTTCATAGTCATCATTTGGCCAAACTACTAAAGAATAAAGAAGCCTTGTGTCACCTTCTTGAGAGTCGTGATGAACTCCCATATAGTTGCCAGCCCTATATCTATGAACACCAAACTGTTCTAATAGGGTAAGTTCTTTATCTATGCCTTGTTCTTTTTTATAATCTTCACATACATATCTTATGGCATTAAATAATGGGTCTCTTATTTTAATAAACATTTCTTTTGTTTCTTCAGAAACGTCTTTATCTATGTTATATACATTATTTAATAAACATAATTTTTTATATCCATAAACATATGGGTGCCCCATAGATCTGTTTTCGTCTACATCCCACTGATTCCACGGTGTTAATACAGGGTATATATCAGGATTATTTTCAGAATCATTTACAAGATCTAGCCATTCTTTTACATTAGGAATAGCATTTCTATAATAATAAACTTGCGGGTGAAGCTCTTCTCTAATCATTCCGTTTTCTAATACAGTCGTTTTTATCATTCTATCTCCAATGCTACTTCTTTTTTAGCAGTTTGATCTGGTCCAGGCTTTAGTCTTTCACCTCTTGCTTTAAGTTCTGCCCAAAGCTCTGCGTCCTCTGCCTGTCTTTTTCTTTGATCTGCTATATCGGTTTCCCACATAGCCTGCTTTTCTTCGCTATAAACAGCCTCTTCATTATCCCAAAATGATCCTATAGTTATTCTTGTTCCTTTAGTAATCATTTGTACTTCATGTATATTGTGATGACCTCCAGCAAATGCTGCTAGCATTCCAGTTTTTGGCTGCAAAGAAATATCATGATCTCTAAAGTTTAAAACGCCACCTTCAAAATCATCATTTAAATAAAGAAATGCTGCCCACTTGCTTCTTTCAAAAGAATTATACTCTGGTGAGTCTATTGGTGTATTGTCTGAATGATAACCAGCGTATGCTCCCTCTACCCATTTTTGTGCATGATAGCTAACTAGTCTAACTTTATCACCTCTACATATCTCTGTAGCTTCCTGTATTTTATCTTGAAGTGTAATAAAAAAATCAGGCGATAAACCAAACTTTTCTTTATCTTCATCGTCTGGCAAGTTAGATGCAAATGAGTCATAAAATGATATTGGTGCCCACGGAAGAGTTCCTTTTTCTACAGAATGTTCCCAGTATTTAATAACTTTTTCGCAATCTTCTGGACTAAGAAAGTTTTCAAAAAACACTATGTCTTCTTTAATTCTATTTTGATTTTCTAAATTAAATGTCATTTAAATTAATCCTTTCTAGCTTTTTAAGTTCATCATAGTTTATTGTTTGATAAGCTCCAGACTTTCTTTCTTCTTTAGTTCTGGCAATTTCCATTTCTTTCCATATCTCTTTACCATAAAGCTTTTCGTTTTCTAGCCATTCTTTCGAGCCAGGATAAAATCTTACCCAATGATTTCTTACAAAATATTTAGGTGTGCCCTTTACCTTTTCAACTCCATGCATATAGAATTGACCAGCATCAGAAAGGAAATCTGGGTCTCCTGCTGGGAACAAAAGTACATCACCCTTTTCTGGCTTGTAATAGAATGTTTTGTTGTCTACCAAGAATGTCAGGCCACCGCCTTCGTAATCTCCATTTAAATACATTGTACATGTAAATGTAAACTTGTATCCTCTAAAGTCATGATAATCTCTCTGATAGTCTGTGTGTACATGCATAGCGAGATCGGACTCTTCTATACCGCCTTCAACTTCATACTTGCATATAGAAGGACCCATTCTTTTCCATAGTTGAGTTAGAGATCCTTCTTCTTCATTAAAAACTTCAGCATCACGATCAATTGGTACACCAAATGTTTCTGCATACTGATTTGTTGTTTTATCAAATACTTCAATTAGCTCTTCCCAGCAAAGTCTTTCTAGTGATGTTCTTTCAGAAGATTCAACAGAGTTGTCAAACTGATCCGCCTCTTTGCCAAAAGTATACCAACCATGCCAATTTAAAGCAGATCCTTCTGGGTTCTTTTCAGAATCCATAATTGTTTTTGTTAACAAATCAATATCTTTCCAGGGATTTTTGAATACCCATATTTTTGGGTATATCTCTCTATATTTAAGTGTCATGGCTTTATATCACCAGTATGCTCAAGTATCTGCCAAAAGAATGGTGACGTATATCTTCCTCCAGAAATAATTGGTCTAACTCCGTGAATATAACCTTTATCACCTGGGAAAAAGTATGCTGATCCGCCAACGGGTTTAAATTCTATTCCTTGAACAGGGAAAAACAATTCTCCTCCTTCGTAATCATCGTTAAAATAAAATAATGAAGCGATATCGTAATGAGGAAAATCATTAGGTGTACCTGCGTCTGGGCCTTCATGCAGCTCTTTGTCTGCATGAGGATCTTGTCTTGATCCTACAGGCCATCTAACAATTGCTGGTCCTGTAGCCTGAACCTTTACATTAAAAAACTTTTCTACCTCTACTTGCAGTCTTGATATAAGATTATCAACAACATATACAATATCTGGATCTGCGGAAATTTCCATAGATTTACGTGTGCAAACTCTATCGAACCATGCGTTTGCATCATAGATTACTGTACCATTTTCATTTACGTGAGAATCAGTAATATCCCATGTTTTATTGGTTTTTGCAAAGTTGGTGAGTCTTGTTCTTTCTTGGTCTGTTAAAAAGTTTTTTAGCTCTACAATATTTTCTGGACCTGTGCCAAAAAAGCCAGATGGTGTTATGGACCCTAGAGATCTGTAGTCATGAGTGTTATTAGTATTTAATCTTTGTTCCATATTATTTATACTTCCTTCTTGTCCAAAATCTTTTTTTATAGACTCCACCTTCTGGTGTTCTAAAAATTTCTGATGTTTCCATTGCTTTTTGCATAATATCAATTGGCTTATGAAATATCAACTCTGATTCCCAGTCTTCCCTTTTAAATGGTATTATCTGCAAATATGGTGTTCCTGCAGGTACAATCCCAGCAAATCCATTTTTTATAAAAAATGGTATCAATCCAGATGTTGTAACCTTATCACTGTCTATTATACCACCGACTGTAAGCCAAGGTAAGTCAAAATGATTTATCGGCTGTATGTATAAGGAGCTATATCCTTCTGGAAGCTGTGGAGCCCAATTGGCATACCAATGAAAATGATTTTTTTCATAACCAGGAGGAACTTGAAATCCAGTAGACTCTGGTCTTTCTCCTACAAAATCATCAAATTTTAAAGGCACCTTTGCTTTTATCCTATTGTTTTTTTCATAAAATTCTATGTCGCATGGGGTTACAAGTGTATATCCAGATGTAAATGTATCTAGCATGGCTGGACATGCTTTAAAGTTTAGCATTTTGCCGCCGTCTTTATTTGCATTAGAAACTGGATTCCCATAAAAATCTTTTATATATATGTCAGCATCTTGCCACCACTTAGGAATAACTCTTGCAGCTGGGCATGGAGCGGTTTCGACATCATTGTAATGCTTGTTTGAATGAAATATTATTTTGTTCATTGGGGTATTCCACAGCCTTCTGGTCCAGTTAAAGAAGTTTCATCATTTTTTAATCGTAACGATTTTACTTCATGAGATCCTATTTTATTGTTTTTATGGTCTACAGCATTTCTGTAAAAATCAGTCCACTTTCCAGATTTATTAATATCGCTAACAATTTTGCCATAGTCTTCTTTTGGAAAAAAATCTATTGGTAAATCCTTATATCCTTTTATTGTTGCTACTGAATTGTTTAAATTAGATAAAGATATTGGGATAATTGATGCAACTGGAGTATTTGCTGGAATAGTAATAAC